CTTATAAGCACTTGTAGGCAGTCGATTGCAGCGAGCGCCAATGATTACGGCCTATACAGAGGGTCTTGCCATGGTCCTGCGTGCATGGGGTGCTAGGGGTCGAGTGTTCGAATCACTCCGTCCCGACCATATTATTCAATGACTTAGCCGCTTTCGGGCGGCTTTGTTGTTTTTGCCATAGTGACTTTCCGAGTGACCTTGGCTTTTTTCTTCATGCCTCCCTCCGTTTCAGAATCGTCAGCGCTGGTGCGCGCGAGTCGGTTGCTGATACCTTATTTGCCGCCGCAATCAGCTGATCCAGTTCCGCCGCCGAGTAGTGACTGGTGATGCTCCCGTTCTTGTGGCCGAGCAGTGCTTTGCGATCTTCCTCAGTCACGCCCGCCGCACGCAGCCTTCTCCCAAAGGTGTGCTTCAAGTCGTGAATCCGGATTCTGGCAAAGCCGTCATGTGCCGGCCGCAAGAACTTCTCCTGCCACTTCTTCGCCGCCCGGATCCGAGCCTTCTTCCAGGCCGAATCATTCATGCGGTGGACTGTCGTTTCATTCCCCTCGCCATCTGGCTTGCCAAACGGGAACACGTAGAGCGGGTGCTGCCCACGCTGCTTCTCAATTACCGACTTGGCCACGTCATTCAAAACGACCAGACGCTCGTCTCGGTTCTTCACGCCAGACCTGGCACTTCTCCCGCCAAATCCAGCCGGTATCAGGAACACGCTCGTTCCCAGTTCCGGCACGGCGATCTCCCAATTCCACTGTAATTTGCAAACCTCCTGCTCCCGGCAACCCGTGTTGACCTTGAACATCGCCATGGTCTGGAGGTGAGCCGGGAGTTCGGCGAAGAGAATCGACTGCTCTTCCCATGAAAGCGGGTAGGGCTTTCGACTGTTCGTTTTCTCATCCAACAAAGAGATCATGGGCACTACGTCGAGCAATGGCCGGCGCTCCTCATCCCGCCATTTCCGCGCGCACAGGTTCAAAACTCGTATCACTCGTTGAAGGGCGATATTCACCGTGCGGTTTGTGACGGGCTTTCCGTTCACCGGATTCAGCTTCGAATCGATGTAGGGGGCGAGTGCATCGTCGTCAATGTGGGTGAGCGGCATATCCCCAATGAATGGATCAAGCTGCTCCATATAGGTAGCTGAGATATGGATTGAGGCCTGATCCTTCACTTCCAGGAGGAAGCGAGTCGCCACCTCCCGCCACGTCCGCACCCGCCGAACACCGTACACTTTCTGCTGGCGAAGCTGCTCCAGCTTGTGGATCAGGTATTGCTCCGCTTCGGCGCGGTTACAAGTGCCAGTACTCTCTTGAATTCGTTCTCCTCTGTATTTTTTATCGATCTTCCAGATGCCGTTCGGCATTTGCTGGAGGCCGGTGATTGCTTTTTGGGCCATGGCATTTCTCCTTTTTTCTTGCCCTGGCGCTCGCTGCGAGGGCGATTGTTGTCCTGATTCGCGGCCTTTTCAATTGCCATGGCTTCGATGTAAGCGTCTGCCCACTGGTCGAGTTCGATTCGATCGAAGCCAACGCCCTGTTTTCCTATCGGAAATTCGCGAACGTGAGGGCGTACTGTTTTTTTGAATTCGTCCCGGCACATGCCGAGATAACCAGGTGCATCCATGGCGCGGATAAACCGTGGAGGTATTGGCGCGACCTGGGCCGCGCTTCGATTGGTCATAGCTGTCTCCATGCCGCGCGTGGCGGCAGAAGGTGGGGAGGGGTTAGGGTTTGAATTCTGCTGCAGGGCACAGTGTTCGCGCGTGATCGAGCAGCTCAGCCGACCAGTCGAGGCCGACGCCGTCATCGAAGGCAAACAGCATTCCGCCGAGAGCCTTGCGCAGCGCTCTGTTCTCGGTCTTCAATTGATCCCGCTCAGTTTTCAGCGCAATGCTGTGCTGGCGCAGATCATCAGCATCGGCGGCCCATTCCTCGGCCATGATTTCGAAGTGCTCGGCCGGTTCCCACGGGGAAGGGATCACATTCGTCACCCAGTCATGCCAAAGCTCAACGCTTTCACCGCGCGCGATACGCTCCTGCTTCATGCGCTCACCGAGGTCGCACAGCTCCCGCGCGCGCCGCTCGGCGTCTTCTTTGTTTAGGCAGGGATACTCTTCGCCCGGGCCAACGCTGTGGATTGCCCAAAGTTGCACGGCCGGTTCGGACAGAATGCCCCGCAGCGCCAGAACTTCGGAGGGCGGCGCACCTTTGTCCTCTAGCGCCGCCAATGCAGTTTCTGCAAGGGCGCGGGGAAGAGTGACGACTTCTGCTGCCGGCGGTGACGGCGCCGTCATGGCTTCAATGATTCGTTCTATTCCGGACATGCGAATTCCTCGCCTGCCGTTCACCGGCAGGCTGGTAGGTAGATCGTTGAAATAAATTGAAACAAGTTGGGGGCGGCAAACGGCAAAGCTCAACTAATGTTCAATTGGCCTCCTCATCAGTTGCAGCCTGATCAGCCCGTCCCTGAGCGATTGGTGAGGGGGCTCTATTCACCGTGGCCCCGAGTGGATGAGCCAGGCCATGTAGGCGAGGGCAGAGACTGGGATGATCATGGCTTCACCTCACCGGCAGGCAACAACTCGCCAGCCAATTCCGCAGCCAAACCAACAGGCCACCAGTACCGCGCTCGCTGGTAGTCCGGATAGGTCTCCTCACGAAGCACCAGTCCTTTCCGCTGAAGCGCCTTGAAGATGCTCAGCACGGATGGTGCTGCTATCCCGAGGCGGAACCCAACCTGACAGGTCAGGCCGCCAAGCCCGAAAACGCAAGCCCGATCACCTTTGGCCAGCTTCTCGCAATCCAGCTGGTACAGGTAAGGCGTGACGTCGCGATAACGGTAGAGGTTATCCCGACCGATCTTGCGCAGCTCATCGAGGACGCTCTGCTGCTTTTCTGTCAGCTTCATGGAGTCACCCGCTTGAACTCGACGACCCAGACCCACGGGTTGGCATCCCAGTTGCCGCCGGTGGACTCCCACAGATCCCTCCAAGCCAGCGGGTACCAGTCTCGGTAATTCGGTGAAACGTCATCGCTTGCCAGCTCCGGCGGACACTGCAGGCCTTCCGCCCGGATATCGGCGCGGCTGATGTCCTGCAGGCGCTCGACGCGTACGTCGGTGATCTCCAGCAGGATGCGGCAGGCCCAGCGCGGCATGTGGATGCTAGGTTTCCACGTTGGTTGATCCTGCTCGTAAGGTGTCAGCCCGTCAGCCGCATACGCCAGCTCACCGTCTTCACGGGCTTGGTCCAAGTCCGTCATATCAGCGGGTTGCAGGTATGGTCCCTGCTGAACTTCGAAGTGATTGCAGTACCAGGTCTCGCGCACCCACAGCCGGTCGCCGGGTTTGCCATATGGGCAGACGATTGGGTGCTCGGTACCCTGATTGTCCATGCAGCTCTCGTCAAAGGTATGCATGGGCCGCCACGAACCGTCAGTTTGTTGGTGGAGTTCGAACTGGATGTCGGCGCTGCGCATGCGTGGCTTGATCTCGCGGCGAGTCACAATCTTCCGGCCTTCCAGGATGGCGCGAACCATCGGGGCCGAGAACAAGATCGGCCGTTCTTTCGGTTTTGGTGAGGTGATCATCAGCACTCGCTCCAGTTCATGGCTTGGATGTATTCGCACGGAATCACCAGGCTGTCGGTTGGCACGTTGCTTCCGGTCTTGGCGTCGCCAAAATACGAAATGGCGGCCTGGGCGCGCTCAAGCGACAGCTGGGCATGGCGCACCTGCCAGGACTTGCGGTGTTTGAACGAGCGCAGCGCCAGGGCCTTGTCGGTGTAGGCGAAGCGCCTGCCGTGCTCACCACCAGCTTTCAGGACGCGCTTGCGGTATTTCTTCAGCAGTGATTCACGCTGCGAACCGCCGAAGAGGTTGCTGTGAAATTCATCGACGATGTACCAGCACTGCTCGGTTTCACCGACAACAACGTACTTTTTGCAAGTGACCTCCAACCCTTTCGGGTCCAGTTCGTCGACGTAGCGGTAATGGTCCGGGCCGAGTTTTTTCTTTTCCATGGGCGAGCTCGTCCTTGCCGCTATAGCGGCTGACTTTGAAGGGGGAGGGGGTTATTGCGTTGTGGGCCTAAACGCCTGGCCGGCCTTTGAAGGCGAGCCAGATGTAGTGTCGACCCTTGGCGGTGACCTTGATTTTGCTGGTCTGCTTGTTCCAGCTGATCAGGCGCAGCTCGTCCAGAATGGCGGTGAGTGTGTGGCCCTGGTGCCATCCGGCCAGCGCCTTAATGCAGCCCTGGGCCAGCAGGCCACGGAAGTCGTCGTGGCCGAAGTTGGTGCCTTGGAATGCGTTCTGCAGCTGCTCGTCGGTCACAAGATCGGTGACGGCTTTTACGTCCGGGTCGCGCCGGTAGCATTTGTGGGTCATCGTCATTCGCCCTGGTTGGCCAGCATGTTCAGGCGCATGCCCGACGTGCCGGGGATTTCGTGGCATCGGTCGCTGGCTGATACTTCATCGCAAAGGCTCAACACCCAGTCGACCCACTCCTTGCGCTGCCGGTACTGCGGTTCATCATCACCTGGCACGAATACCTCATGACGGCGTCCGCGATTGATCGAACGAACAGCACTGACCAGCTCATCAATCCGCTGATCCGCTGCATTCAGACGCAGCTGCAGGGCGTCGCGCTCGCGGATCGCCTGGGTATGCTTGTCGCGCCAGTGCAGCACCGCGTCGAGTTCTTCTGCCGCTGTGACTGGCGCGGCCGGTTTGTTTTCTGTGGGCATGGGGCGTCCTCGCGGTCTATGCTCGACCGCTTCAATCTGTATTTTTTAGGAGATGGATATGCCTGATAAAAAAGAGCTTCTGGAACTGATTTTGACCGCTGAAGTCCTCGCGCTTGGCGCAGCCATCAAAGCTGCAAAGGCTGCAAAGGGGACTCAAACCACTAGCGACTGTGTGAGCGATGCGGTCCGAGAGATTAAAAACAAGCGCGAGAAAATCATCCAGATGCTCACGCAGCCCGCTGACTAAGCTGCCTCCGCCCTTTGTTCAGCCACTCTCCATGGATCGTTTGCTCGGGCAAGTGCCGCCATGGGGGGAGGGCTGACGCTGTTGCCGCACATATGCACCTGTTGGGTCTTGGTGAATTGCTTGCCGTCCGCGCCGTGGCTGATGATGTAGTCAGCGGGGAAGCCCTGGGCCTTGTAAAGCTCAGCCGGCTGTAACATCCGCAGGCAGATGTCGACGATGACGTACGGCGTGCCCTTGATCGTGACGGTGACCAGTCCCAGCCGATCTTTGGTGGTGATCGTTGGTGCTGGCTCATCGGCACCGCTCACGTTCTCGGTGCCGTAGTAGCTGATCAGGAATGCCGCGACGCGCAGGGCGCCTTCCTCATGCTCCGGTGACAGCGTGTACTGGACCAGTGCGTGGTGTTCTGCGCCGGCGGTCATGGTTGGCACCGGCTCATCCATGCCCCGGCCAACGCTGTGTTTCCGAAGTGTCGCGAGATTCGCGATCACCAGCTGTTGCTGGCTGCCGGTGTTAGTCACCGTGGTCATGGGGTCTTCCATGCTCTTAGCGGCCGTGGTGCAGAAACCTCCATTCATTTGGGCCATGAATGCTGTGGCCACGCCGTACTTTCCGCCCGAGGCCATAATTGTTCCCAGTGGCTGGGCAAGGTCAGCGCTGCGCGGAGCGGATCCAGGCTTATCACCGTTGCCAAGCTGGACAAGGGACGCAGCGGCAATCGAGTGGCCACCGCTTGCTGTCACCGTGCCGAGCGGATCAGCCGCTGACTTGCTTCCATCTCCCCAGCGCTGCACGCCACCAGGTTTGCCTTCGCCGTGTGCGGCGGTGACCATCACCGGACTGATCAGCGTCAGCTCGCCGCGATTCGCGCAAGTCACTGTCGGCAGCGGGGCGTGTGGGTCATTGACCCGGTCACTGCCCTGGTGCGTGGCTGGTGCGATGATTGGGCTTGCCATGGCGAACGATCCGCCTCGCGGCCAAGAGGTCACGGTGCGCAACGGCTCGTTGGCTGACTGGACGCTTTCCCCAGACCAGTTCGCGATCGGTACGATGAAGGGTTCAGCGGCATCGATGACAAACTTCTTCATGCCCTTGGCGATCCGGCGCAGGGTGGCCGGTGCCAGCGGCTTCGGCCGGTCGAAGATACTTTTGCTCGGGATGGTCCAGTCGATGCACTCGGCGGCGGTGCGCCACTTCTTCTGGCCCTTGGCCGGGTGCTTGGCGTGGGGCGGCTCCGGCCACACGATTGGCTGGCCATCGCAACGGGCGATCATGAACAAGCGTTCCCGGCTGGTCGGTGCACCGTAGTCGCAGGCTTTCAAAACCCGCCACTCAACAACGTAGCCCAGGCGCTGCAGCTCGGCGACGAAAACAGCCCAGGTCTGCCCGCGGCGCTTCGGGTCGGGCACCAGGAACTGGTTGTTCACCGGAACAACCTCGCCTTGGTCGGCGATGCGGTTGATCAAGCTCTTTGGCTTGGTCGGATGTGGCACCAGGTCCAGAGTTACCACTCGGCCGGTGGCCTTGCAGCGTTTCGCGATCAGCGGACCCCACTGAAGGATCTGCTTCACGTTCTCCAGGCTGATGACGCGGGGCTTCTTCTTACCGGCCCACTTCAGGCCGATCCACGACAGGTTTCGAATCTCACGCTTGCGAGGCTGGCCGCCGGCGGCCTGGCTGTGGTGCGTGCAGTCCGGCGACATGTGGAACCAACCAACTGCCTTGCCATCGCATTCCGCGTCCGGATCGCCGTCGAACACGTCGGTGGTGTAGTGCACGGCGCCCGGGTGATTCACGGTGTGCATGCTGATCGCCTGAGGACTATGGTTCTTCGCCACATTCACCGCGCGGCCCAGACCCATCTCCAGCCCGGTACCGGCGCCGCCACCACCACAGAAGAAGTCGACAACGATCTCATCATCCTGAGTGTTGAAGCCAAGTCCGTATTGGGTTTTGAAATCGAAGGGGTGTTTCTTCTGTTGTGCGGACATAGAGGATCCTCGCCGACTGGCGTGATTCGTTGAAGTGGGGTATTGGTTGATGGTTCGGTATAACGCCGAATAAAGGAGGTCGCGATGAGCTACAAAACCAGAGTCGCCTTTACGGTCAAGGAGACCGTCGACGGGCTACCCTTTCTGATTATGGAGTTTCAAGACGACATT